GTTACAGAATGTGGTCCAGGACTAAAACTAGTAAATGGAAATTGCGTACCAGTTACTTCTGGAGTTACAGAATGTGGTCCAGGACTAAAACTAGTAAATGGAAATTGCGTACCAATTGTTAATAATAATGAAGATGGCAACAAGGATGGGTCTGGATTAGATTACACTGGAAGACCAATTAATCAGTGGACACCTTATCTTTTGGATGCAAAAGAACAATATGATATAAGTGTTGCTTCATCTTTAAAGCCTGGAGCAACACCTAGTGATTTTGGTCACAACCTTGCTGCAAATGATATGAAAGTTTTGAATGCTCTTAGTTTGGTTGATGCACAAAATAAGTATAATGAAGATACAAAAAAATCTTTAAAGCCTGGAGCAACACCTAGTGATTTTGGGCATAATTTGTCATCAGGATCTATGCTAATAAGTAATCTAATACCAAAAGTTATTAATGCCTCAACAATGTCAGCAAAAGAAGCAGCAGAAAAAGAGGCAGCAAAGAAAAAATATGAACAGGGATTAAAGAGTTTTGGTGGTAACAGGCAGGCATTTGAACAGTTTGGAAATTGGAAGGCCTTGGGAGGACTAATTAAAAGATTTTCTATGGGTGGTTTTGCAAAGGGTACAGACACAGTTCCAGCAATGTTAACTCCAGGAGAATTTATAATGAGTAAATATGCTGTTGATGCATATGGATTAGATACAATGAGGAAAATAAATAATGGAGAATTGTCTGGCGGTTCAGTGTATAATAATACATATACCTTAACAGTAAATGCTAAGACTGATGCAAATCCAGACGAAATTGCACAGGCTGTAATGGCAACTATTAAGAGGGTTGATGACAGAAGAATTAGGGGGGTGGCTATAGGTGGCAGAAGGTGATTTAGATCCTAGGGTAGTTTATGCACAGGGTCGTAGAAAATATTATAGACCAAGCGGAATGCTTTGGTCAGAAAATTCTGGCACATTACAAGATGGCCTATATATCCCCTACGGCTATGAGGTTGGTGTTAATCCAGAAAATGTTGAAGATGAATCACTTTTAGATCAATTTTTATTTTTAACTGATGATAATAGACAGCCAATTGACTTCAAGCAAGACCGAATTGAAAAGCGTGAACGAATGATTAATGGTCGTATGAGATCTTATCACATTGCAGATAAAACTACAGTAAGTACAAGTTGGGATCTTATTCCTTCTAGATCACATGAGAATGTTCCAAATTTTGATCCAGCAACAGGTTTATCCCCCTATAAATCATATACAACAGACGGTGGTGCAGGTGGAGCAGATATGCTTGAATGGTATGAATCACACAAGGGATCTTTTTGGGTATTCCTTACATATGATAGAAAAGGAATATTTAAAGGTACACCAGAGCCATATGATCATCTTCAGCAATATAATCAATTGATTGAAATGTTTATTAGGGATTTTTCTTTCTCAGTTGAAAAACGAGGAACTAAATTTGATTATTGGAATGTTTCTGTAACACTGGAAGAAGTATAATGTTTGAAGACAAAGACCTGCAGACATTTTTGGAGACATCTCCAACTATTAGAAATAAATCAGTTATTACTGCAGAATGGAACATGAATGTACCAACTAATATAAAACATATTGGTAATTATAGATATAGGCCAACACAGACATCTTCTATTTATTCTTCATTACCAACTAGTTTTGATATTAACGACGCTGGAAATTTTTATACTGGGGCAACGGATGCAGATGTAACCGTTGATGGATCATTTGACAACAATGATATTCCAACAATATTTTTAACTAAAAAAGAAAAACTACAAACGATTTATTCTTTAGAAGATTGTTTTAGTCAATTTAGACCTAGGTCTGGAATTAATAAAGCAGTATTTTTTGAAAATGGAAAACTTCATCATCCTAATTTATTTATGGCAGATAGGCCCAGATACTATATGCCAGATAAAAATGACATATTCAAGTATTGGACATCATACAGAACTGAGGGTGGACAAGAGTATGGTGTTGCTTCTAAGGTAAGAGGATCTCAGTATGACATTGAAGATGCTTGTCCATTTGTTGTTTATAAAGAAAAAGTTCCTACAAATAGAATTGTTATTAAAATGCAGACTCATGTTGGCACAGAAAATTTGGGTCCATTTTCTTCTTCAACTGGATCTTTTGCAGATCCATTTTTTGGAGAATTAAGTCAAAAAACTCCAAGCAAATGGAAAATTCAAGTTTTAAAAGATAATAATTGGCAAGACCTCATATCTTTTGATCCGTCAAAAAGAAGAAGAGATGGATCTGCAATTATTAAAAGTGATGGGTATGTTGAAATTGCCTATGGATTAATAGTTCCAGAAGAGTGGAGACCGAATTTTGTTTTTGCAGAAACATATTCAACTGTATTATTGTTGCCAGACAAGTCGGTAGTTGGATACGCATATCTAATTAAAGAAAATGAAAATGACATTGGCGAATATCATATATGGAATGGAGAGGATTATACTGTAATAACGCCAAAATATGGCTGGTACATTCAAGATGAAACTGTTGATAGGTTAACCAACTTTGTAGTAGATGCAACTTCTCCAAACTATTTTACTAGAACGCTTGATGGAAAAACTCAATATAGAGAATTTGAATACATTTCTGGAATAAGAATTGCTGTAGAAACAATGACTGTAAAAGACTCAACATTTGATTTAATTGAAATATCTCCAAGACTTGTAATGAATTTATCAGATAAAACACTAGACTATTCAATAAACAAGAGCGCTTCAGATCTTGGCATAAGTGGGCTTCCAGTTGGACAATTAGTTGCATCAAATGGTTCAATTAATATATTTGATTATGACCAGGCATTTAATGAAAACAACTCTTCAAGCATAATTAGTAAATATGTTAATAGACATATACAGTTTAAATTTTATGAAGTGATAGTAGATGTAGATGGCTGGGATTATTGGATTCCACTAAAAACACTTTACTCTGATTCCTTTCCAAAAGCAGATAATATGAATAAAACAATCTCCATGTCTTTAAGAGATTTATATTGGTATCTTGAGTCAATTACAGCACCACAAATATTAATGACAGAAGTTTCTTTAAGTTCTGCAGTTTCATTATTGCTTGATTATATAGGATTTTCTAACTATACATTTAAAAGAGTTAAAGATGAAAAAGAAATAATAATTCCATATTTTTTTATTGCACCAGATAAAAGTATTGCAGAAATTCTTCAAGACCTAGCAGTATCTACACAAACAGCAATGTTTTTTGATGAGTATAATAATTTTGTCATGATGAGTAAAAACTATATAATGCCAAACAAAGATCAAAGACCAACAACATTTGCTTTAAAAGGAAGTAGCGACCTAGTTCAACAAGAAAGAATAAAAAATAAAACATTAACAAATACAAAGATTGCTAACATTATTTCTGTTTCGGCTCAGGCAAACAGTGTATATAATGATGGAGTAATTAACTATACACCAAAGCATATACAAAGATCAATAGGGTCTATAAAGCAGGCCAGTCTTTTAGATGAAGAAAGATATTATGTTTATAAGCCAGCACTGCTATGGGAGGTATCTGGAACCGAAAATACAAAATCTTTAAATAATGAAATTGGAACACAGTCATCATACTTACTTACCGCAATACCGCTAAACTCTGATCTTTCTGCAGATGTTCCAACAGTAAAAAATGGCATTGTTATTAACAATACTTTTAGTTTAGGTGAGGCAGTATTTTGGATTGCTAGGTATAATGGATATTTTTATTCACAGGGAGAAATTATAAAATACGATGCTGTTCAACATAATGTAACTGGTTTTGGTAATGTTTGGATTACTTCCATTGAAGATTATCAAAACTATTTTTCAAAGTTACCATTTAATGGAAAAATATATCCAACAGGATTAGTTAGAATATACTCAGAACCAAAATATTTTGAACAGGGTGGTATAGTAAAATTACAAAATGGTCCAGTTGTTAAACATGGCCGTGGACAATTTGGAACAACTATAGTAGCGCATTCTGCGGGCATTTCAGAATATTGGAAATCAGATGACAATGTAAAAGGTTGCTATATGGCGTCTGAATATTTATTTGATAACAAAACCCCATTGCCAACAACTACGATCTCTTCTGCTGGTAAAGCAACAGATGTTGGAACATCGGCTGATGCAATAGGAAGAACGTCTTCAAGAACTGGACTTATTAAAAACTTTCTTTCAACCACCATGGTTGGAGAAATAACAACAAAAACACAGCAACAGCCAGGATCTATTCAATCTTCTGCACTTTCTATTACTGGTCCAAACTTTACGACAAAAGAAAAACCTAGAAACTTTATTTCTTATGTTCATAAATCTTTAGAAAATAAAAAATATAAACATTTTGGAACTAGAATGAGAATTGTTGGTAAAATAGAAAATAATCAAGATAGAGGACAAACGTCAAATGGTTCATCAACATACTTTGTTGTCAATGGATCAACTCCAGATAAAAATATAAATATAGCAGGAGGATCTGCTGGATTAGCAATAATGTTAAATCCAACAACAAATGTTGGATATTATTTTGAAATAGCAGCATTGGGATTGGGAAAACTGTCAGATACAGAAAAACAGGGCGTTAGCAATGTATTTTTTTATAAAGTAAAGTCTGACAATGGGACCGCAATTCCGATCAAACTTTGGAGTGGCTTAGGACAAATTACAGTTGATGATGGAAAATTTACAGGCCAATCAAGAAGTTTTGCTGAGGAAAATCCGACGGTATATGACTTAGCAGTAGAGTACGAAGATATAGGAAAGACAAGAAGATTTTATTTATATTTAAATGGAGTAATGATAAAGGCTGTAGATGATAGCGATCCACTACCAGCATATTCCAACATAGCATTATTTGCTAGAGGGTCTTCTAGGGCTATGTTTGAAAATGTATACGCTTTATGCAATAATTATTCTCAGAATACGTCTTTCAGTCTTGGTGCCCCAGTTAATTCAGTTTTTGGAGATTCTGAAATAGATGCAAATGAATCATTTAGAAAATATTCAATTAGTGGTTTAATACAAAACACATATCTAACTGGCATCGGATCTTCAGAACCACCAAAATATGATATTTATTTTGAAGAGTTTGGCAGCATTATGAGAGAACTTGCAGCATTTAATTTTAAATACGACAAGGCGTACCCAGCATTAAGTGCAAAAATATCTCCAACATTTAATAAGATGAAGGGGTATTCAATTTCTGGATTTAGGGCTGGTTCATATGGAGCAGAATTTTTGGTATTTAATACAACAGACGCACCATTATCATTAGATGAAACTAGTGGAAACTATTTAAGAGTACAGGGTATTACATTTACACAACAATCTGATAATAATCTTACCGTTGATGAATATTTTAATAAAAATAGTCTTACTTCAAACCCTCAATTTATTGCAGATCAACTTATATCAAATCCATATAAATTTAAACAAGATTATCAAGATATTAAACTTAGTAGAATGACATACGGCAAAAAAGATTTTGCAATAGATACAACATATATACAATCACAAGACGAGGCTACAAACCTTATGAAATGGTTAATTGAAAAAGTTACAAAACCAAGGACATCTCTAGGGGTTCAAATATTCTCAATACCAACAATTCAACTTGGCGATATAGTTAGTGTAGACTATAAAGAAAATAACATAAGCATGGCGACAAATCCAGAAAATAGATTTGTCGTATATAATATTGAATTTTCAAGAAGTTCAGATGGTCCTTCAATGACTTTATTTTTAAGTGAGGTAGTTTGATGTCTAGTCCAATACAATCAGTAGATCCAAAATATATTGATGCTGTTGCAGCAATTCCAAAACCTTCCGAAAAGAAAGAAGACGATTCTATAAAGATTGCAACACCAGACTTAATATTGTCAAATGACGAAACAATGTCAATAGAAATAATGACAGACCTAATATTTGAAGATATAGGCGGGTATGAACTTGCAACTATATCTAGGCACGACCTGGTAAATGGCCAAAAGGTTATTTATGCACCAATTAAAAACTTAACGGATCTTTACTTGCAGTATAATCCAAACAATGTTCTAAGGCTTCAGGCTTCTGATTCATATTTTAAGTCTTTATCTTTATCTATTTTAGACCGACTTCCAATATGTGGGACTGGCTATGATTTACAGGGCACTGACCCAGACTTAACAAAAAGAACCAAGATTCCGAACTGTAAGTCTATATACATAGATCCAATAACTGGAGATCTTATAATTAATCTTATCAATATGAAAGAGGGAGAACAGGTAGAGGTAGAAATATTAACTGCTGGAAATATTTTTGATGATACAATATACTATGGGAGTAGCCAATGATAACTAATATAGGAAAAAATCTTTTAGCAAAATACCTTGTTGGGCAGACGCCATCGTATGCGTCCCACATTGCAGTAGGCTGTGGATCCAAGCCAGTTGTTTCTGATTACACATTTACATCTCAAGAATTAACAGATTTAAAAAATAAAGAATCTTTAGATTTTGAAATGTTTCGTTCTCCAATTATTTCAAGGGGCTTTGTAAATGAAAATGGACTATCAAAAGTTGTATTGACTGCAGAACTACCGACAGAAGAAAGATATGAGATTACTGAGGTAGGAATATTTTCTGCAGGATCAAACCCAGTTGCTGGATCATTTGATAGCAGAGTTGTTTATTCATTTGCAGATACAGATAATTGGAAATACAATCCAGCAGGATTATCTCCAGTAGATATACCAATAAAATATACTCCATTAGATGGTGAAACTCAAAATGGAACAATCAACCAAACAGAAAAGGTATTTTTAACAAATGCTGATAATAGAATTTTCACACAAAGTGACAGAGTTGCAAGAAACGAAAGATGTAGATTTTTAAATAATATAATTGCAATGGTAGGAAATACATCTACAATAACTATAGATTCTGATGGAGTTATGCAGGCAACCAGTAATTCAAATTATATAAGGCTAGATGAAACTTCGGTTAATTTTACAAAAAATAGTCCAATGGATGAATTAAGGCTTGCATTTTCAATTGTTAGCAAGGTTGCAAATTCTATTACTGTTCCAGATAATGTTAAAATTTTATTAGAGTTTTCACACACTGGGCCAAATTCAAGTCAGGAATATGCAAAATTTCAAGTTAATATTGACGATGTATCATATACAGCAGGAACTGCAGAAAAAGAAAACAATTTTGCAAATAACAGATACATAGTATCAACTAAAACTTTTCAAGATTTAAAAAAGAGTGCCAACTTTAACTGGGCCGATGTTTCAACTGCAAAAATATATACATCCGTTATTAAAAATAATTTGCCATCTGATTCATTCTATGTTTGTTTAGATGCTTTAAGAGTTGAAAATACAACGTCTACAAACTCTTTATATGGACTAACTGGATATTCTGTAATTAAAAATGTACAGGCTAGGCCAATTATTAAATCAGCAAATACAACAAACTATATAGAGTTTAGATTTGTTTTGGATGTTTAACTATGAGCAAAACTCCAGATAAGGGAATAAAAAATGTTGTTATTAAAAGAGACGCTCTTGGTAAGGTAACTAGCAAAAACTCTGTAGTTTTAAGATTTAGGATAGTATCAGAAGATAAAAATAGAAAATCTGCATATTCTCAAATATTTGTTGCTGAGTCTGGAGAGGTTTTTCTTGGTGTTGGAGATATAAATCTTCTTGGAAATACTATTATGGTCAACTGGTCTGCTGGAGAAATATCAACACAAATAGTGTATGACGTATTTGTTGGATTTGACTCTGCTACTCCAACATTTAAAATTTCCACTGGATCATCTAATTATTCATTTTTAAAAACTGGAACAACATCTGTTCGTGTAGTAGTTCAGGCATCATCCATTAATCCAGTGTTGAATAATGATTTAAAGATATATGATTCTGGAATAGTGAATCTGGTATAATTATATTATGGCAATTCTACCTTTACCCGAAAGAGGGCAGCCGTTAGACGTAACATATCTTTATCAGATAGTTAAGGCTCTTAATGAACTTTCTACCCAGGCATCAACATCAATATATAAGTATGTTACAGTAGACACGCCAAATGCTGGTAAGCAGAGTGTCAAAACATCAGAAGCAAGAATTATCGGTGGATATGTTCAAGTAACATCTGGATCAACTCAAACTGCAGGATCCTCACAATCATTTTCATATAGTCTACCTAGCGAATTTAAGTTTCCTCCAGTTGTTACAGCAACACCAATCAATATTGGAAATACTGATGCTGGAAAAGATGTTACAGTTACTTTATTAAGTATTTCAACTTCAAAAATTGAAGGCACTGTAAAGTTTAATGTTGGTGGAGATACTACTGTAGGTGTTAATCTATTGATAGTAGGAATACCCAACTAATGATTTTTTGTAAAAAATGTAAGGGAAGAATGTTTGTTGATAGGCAGTATTCACAAATAAATAATCTTGAAATATATTGTATGTCTTGTGGATCAAGAACATTTTTTCATCCACCAAGCAATTCACAGGAGGGTTTGTGGCTGTTAAAAAGGGAACAATTGAGAGCGAAGGCTACAATGTCCTCCCTGTAATTTCGGGGAATAAAAAAGTCTGGTTCTTAAATGGTGATCTTGTTAGAATTCATCATTTAAATAAATCTAATGGAATAATGTCTGTTTATAATATTAATAAAGATAGAATTGAAAGTTGTTTAATTAGTGATTTTAAAAAGAATAGAGAACGAGCATACACAGTTGGCGAGACTGCTAATTTAGTTAATCGTCATAAAAAGTATATGCCATCGCTTATGCGTAGAGGTATTATTCCATTTCCAAAAGGTTCTCAGAAGGGTGGAGAGCGAGGTTTCAGGGTTAGATCATATTATTCAGAATCGCAAGTAAAAGAGATTCGTGATATACTGGCTACATACCATATTGGCAGACCAAGAAAAGATGGATTAATAACAAATGATATTACGCCCAGCAAGCAAGAGTTGACAAGAAGAATGGGCGATGGTATACTTACATATACGAAAACAGAAGATGGGCGATTTATTCCTGTGTGGAGTGAATCTATTTAGCGAAGGGTATAAGAATGGAAAATGAAGCAACAAAGGTATCTGTAACACTTGGATACACATTAAATCTAGGCAACTTTCAATCACTAAGACTAGATCTTGGTGTAACCGATTCAAAGCGAGATGGCGAAAACACAGATCAAGCATTTGAGCGTGTTTATAAGTTTGTTGAAGATAAACTTACAGCAAAGATTTTAGAAGCACAGACTGAAGCCGAAGCGAAATAATGGCAGAACGCAAAGACCGTATGGCTTTGCTTAGTCGTTATAGTAAACTGCATACTCAGCGATATGAGCAGAAGCCATCTCTCAATCTTAACGTAGAGCAATGGGCTGCAGATGCATTGGTTGAGTCTTACGGCATTTCAGTATGCTATGAATTATTAGATTTTTATTTTCAAGTTTCCAGCAGTCCATCGTGGAACACATTTGCTTACAAGGCTCAGGCTTTACTTGATAGCAAAAATGAAATAAAAAGAGATATGGACGAAAGAGCAAGTCGTAGACAAAAGGCTAGGGAGTGGCTAAGTGAATAATACAGAGTCAAAATTAATAACTGCTGTATTACAAGATAAACAAATCCATGTTCTCTTGCAGGCAAATGTTGAAAATCTTTTAAGAACCCACGGAGATATTTGGAATTTCATAAGGTTGTATTTTGAGAACAACTCTTCCTTGCCACCAAGCGATTTAGTTAGAGAAAAGTTTAGAGACTTTGATCCAGTTCCAGGCGTTGGAGCAACAAAGCATCACCTTGAAGAATTACAAGGTGAATATTTAAGGGATAGTCTAAAAGATATTCTTAGGTCTGCTGCCACTGATGTTCAACAGGGTGAAGGTAACAAGGCATTAGAAAACTTGATTACTAAAACATCAGAATTAAAAAAGAATACTGCTGCTATTAGAGATATTGATGTAACAGACCTAGAGTCTGCCATTGCATATTTTGAAAATGTAAAGAAGCAACAAGAACTTGGTCATATTGGAATCAAGACTGGTCTTCCAGGGTTTGACAACTACTTACCTTCTGGAATCATGCCAGGGCAGTTGGGAGTGTTCCTTGCATATCCAGGTATTGGAAAGTCGTGGTTGGCTCTCTATTTCGCTGTACAGGCCTGGAAACAGGGTCGTAGCCCACTAGTCATAAGTCTTGAAATGAGCGAGACAGAAGTTCGCAATCGTGTGTTTACTATTATGGGTGAGGGCCGCTGGTCCCATAGAAAACTTAGCAATGGAGAAATTGAACTGGAGATGCTAAAAGATTGGCATGGCAAAAATCTACAAGGCAAGCCAGAGTTTCATATTATTTCAAACGATCAGGGTGGAGAGATTAACCCATCTGTCCTTCGTGGAAAGATAGACCAGTATAAGCCAGACTTTGTAATTGTTGACTATCTACAGTTAATGTCTCCAAACCAAAAGTCTGAAAATGAGACGGTACGAATGAAAAACTTATCTCGTGAACTTAAACTTATGGCTATTGGTGAAGAGGTTCCTATTATTGCTATTTCATCTGCTACCCCCGATGATGTGAGTGATTTATCAACTGTCCCAACACTTGGTCAAACAGCATGGTCAAGGCAGATTGCATACGATGCTGACTGGGTTCTGGCCCTGGGTCGTGGTACTAATAGTGATATTATTGAGTGTGCCTTTAGAAAGAACCGAAATGGATTTATGGGCGATTTTCTAGTACAGTGTGATTTTGATAAGGGGTATTATAGGTATAAAGACTTTGAAGATAAGTAGGTATAATATGGTATGTCAAAAAATAGGGAGAATATTCCACCAGATTTCTACCATCATAAGCCTTTAAGGAAGTTTTTTATTGATGGTGTTATTCAGGATGAGGCTCTTTTAGGAAGATTAAAAATTGAATATATAAGATTGCTAGTCTCAGAAATGAGACTGTGTGGGTATGTACCAAGGTTTGATATTGACCCAGACTTCACAATAAGGTATAATGAGATAAAAGGGTTTTTTGAATTTGAATTATCTATACACGGAGTTTACGCAGGGAAAAGGAAGAGCGAATGGATAGCAGGGGTAGACGGAACCAATCCAATTCCTATACAGCAGAACAGGTCAAGCGAGTCCTTGCAGGGTCGGGCGTAAGCGTAGAGTCTGAACTAGATGCTGACTTTATAATATTTTGTCCGTTTCATAATAATCACAGAACGCCAGCAGGAGAAGTTCAAAAAAATAGTGGAATGTTCTTTTGTTTTTCTTGTCAAAAATCTGCAGATCTTACAGAATTAGTAATGCACACTTCTGGCAGAACATATTTTGAGGCAGCAAGATTTATAAAAAGTAAAGAGAAGGTTAGCAATCTTGCAATAGAAATTGATCGTGCATTGGTTGATGAAGAAAAATATAAGCCGTTTGATGAGTTGATAATTAAACGTTTACATAATAATCTTGTTTCTTCAGATAGGCCTAAAAACTATTTTACATATCGTAAAATAACACAGAACTCTTGGATTAAATTCTCTTTAGGATATTCAGAAAAACAAGACATGGTAATTGTTCCAATTCATAGTCCAGATGGAGTCTTATTGGGATTTGTTGGAAGATCTGTTGAAGGAAAAGATTTTAAGAATACGCCAGGACTACCAAAAAGCAAAACCCTTTTTAATTTGCATCGTGTAAAGAAGTCTGATAAAGTATATATAGTTGAGTCTTCTTTTGACGCTATAAGACTAGACCAACTAGGAATTCCTGCAGTCGCAACCTTGGGAGCGAATGTATCGAATAAACAAATAGAATTGCTTCAAAAATATTTTAATAACATTATTGTTATTGCAGATAATGATGAAGCAGGAGGAAACATGAAAGACAGAATAGTTGAAAGACTTGGTTCTCGTGTTTCTGTTATTAAAATAAATAAACAATATAAAGACATAGGTGATATGCCAGACGAAGAGATTCAAAGTTTAGGATTTTCGTTTGACAAAAGCATAGAGTCTATGCTAAACTAATACAAACACAAAGGAGAAAATATGAGCATTGTAAAGGGAATCAAAAACATTAATGCCCTGCTCGACAGACCAAAGTACGAAAATGATGGACCAAAGGTAAAGTGGCTAAAACTTGCAGATGGACAGTCTGTAAAAATTCGCTTTATTGAAGAATTAGATGAAGATTCTGCAAACTATAGTGATAAGCGTGGACTAGCACTTGTTGTTAAGGAACATGTTAATCCAAAAGACTACAAGCGCAAGGCTGTAGACACTATGGAATCAGAAGGCCGTGACTGGGCAGAAGAAATGCATCGCAAAGATCCAAAGGCTGGATGGCGTGGCCGTCTTCGCTTTTATTGTAACGTCCTAGTAGACGATGGTATTGAAGCACCATATGTTGCTATCTGGTCAATGGGTATCAGCAAGCAATCATCATTTAACACAATTCGTGAGTATGCTCTTGAAACAGGAAGCATCTCAAATGTAGTATGGAAGTTAAAGCGTAATGGCCAGGGAACTGAAACTAATTACACACTAATTCCATCAGCACCAGATAAGGAGCCATTCGATTGGAAAGATGTTGAACCTTATCCATTGGAGTCAGCATTAAAGAAAATTCCATATGCGGAACAAGAAGCGTTCTACCTGGGCTTTGACAGCCCATCCGTAACATCGTCTACCAACACTGATTGGTAAGATGAACTACGTAGGCTTACATGTCCATACCCATTTTAGTCTTTTTGATGGGATTGCTACTCCAGAAGAATTAGTAAACCGAGCAGTTGAACTTGGTATGCCAGCATTGGCTATCACGGATCACGGAACATTATCTGGGCATAGAGAACTGTATCGAGTTGCAAAAGCAAAGGGCATTAAGCCAATTCTTGGTCTAGAAGGATACATGTGTGCAGACATATCTGATAAAAGAGATAAGTCTGAAAGGCAGGGTCAGCAAGATCTTGTTTATAACCATATTATCCTTCTAGCCAAGAATAAAATAGGTCTAGAAAACTTAAACAAAATTAGCGAATTAGCATGGACAGATGGCTTTTTTAAAAAGCCAAGATTTGATTTTAAGGTATTAGAAAAATATAAAGAAGGCATTATAGTTTCATCTGCATGTCCAAGTAGCGTTTTAGTAAAAGCATTAGAAGAAGAAGAGTTTGCCCTCGCTAAGAAGTACATAACATGGTTTAAGGATCAGTTTGGCAGTGATTATTATATTGAAGTAATGCCACACAATGAAGCACATATAAACAAATATCTACTTGATTTGGCCGATGAGTTTAATATTAAGGCTATCGTGACTCCAGACTGTCATCATTCACACCCAGGACAAAAAGAAATTCAAGAGTTTAAACTTATCATGAATACTCACGCAAAGGTTTCAAAGGATGTTTCTTATGCGAAGTCAGCAAAGTGTTCAGACATGATGGATAGGCTGGATTTATTATATGGTAAAGACAGAGAGATAACATTTAACAAGTTTGATATACATTTGTTGTCTTATGAAGAAATGAAAACAGCCATGAAATCTCAGGGTATAGATAGAGAAGATATATACTCAAATACAATAGAATTGGCAGACACAGTAGAAGATTACGGCATACAAGAAGGTTTGAATCTTTTGCCAGTGCAATATAAAAGTCCTGATAAAGAACTTGCAAGAGTAGCACTTGAAGGTTTGCAGCAAAGAGGTTTGGCAGATAATAAGATCTATATTGATAGACTTAATGAAGAACTTGATATTATTAAAGACAAAAAATTTGCTCCATACTTTTTGGTTGTTAGCAATATGATTAACTGGGCAAAGAAAGAAGACATTCTAGTTGGTCCAGGTAGAGGTTCTTCTGCTGGATCCTTGGTTTGCTATGCACTAAAAATTACTGACATTGATCCAATAGAACATAATCTTTTGTTCTTCCGTTTTATTAATCCTGAGCGTAACGATTTTCCAGATATTGATACAGATATTCAAGATACTCGTCGTGAAGAAGTAAAAGATTATCTTGTAAGACAATACAGGCATGTTGCTTCTATTGCTACATTTTTACAGTTTACTGGAAAAGGAATAGTAAGAGATGTTGCTAGAGTTTTAAATATACCGTTGTCAGATGTAAACAAAGTATTAAAAACTGTTGATTCTTGGGATGATTACTGTACATCAAAATCAACATTAGAGTTCCGTGAAAAGTATCCAGAAGTGGAGATATATGGAGAGCAACTTCGAGGTCGTATTAGGGGCACTGGCATTCATGCTGCTGGTGTGGTTACTAGTAAGGATCCAATCTTTAGGTATGCGCCATTGGAGACTCGCTCTTCTACTGGATCTGATGATCGCATTCCAGTGGTTGGTGTTGACATGGAAGAGGCAGAAAAAATTGGCCTTATTAAAATTGATGCATTAGGTCTTAAAACATTGTCTGTTTTAAAAGATACGATTGATATTATTAAAGATAGACATGGCAAAAAAATAGACCTTCTTAAAATAAAAATGGATGATGCTAATGTTTATCAAATGCTATCTGATGGCTATACAAAGGGCGTGTTCCAGTGTGAAGCAGCCCCATATACAAATCTTTTAGTTAAGATGGGTGTAAAAAATCTATCAGAACTTGCTGCATCTAATGCTCTTGTGCGTCCAGGCGCTATGAATACAATTGGAAAAGATTATGTTGATCGCAAACATGGAAGACAAAATATATCCTATATTCATCAAATATTAAAAGAGTTTACGGAAGATACATATGGTTGTATTCTTTACCAGGAACAAGTCATGCAAGCATGCGTACACCTTGGTGGTATGTCAATGTCAGAAGCAGACAAGGTTCGTAAAATCATCGGCAAGAAAAAAGACGCTAAAGAATTTGATCAGTTTAAAGAAAAGTTCGTAGAAGGTGCATCCCAATATATTACTCCACACGCTGCCTTGGACTTATGGCATGACTTTGAGGCTCATGCAGGATATTCATTTAATAAGTCTCACGCAGTAGCATATTCAACATTATCATATTGGACTGCATGGTTAAAGTACTATTACCCACTTGAATTTATGTACTCAGTGCTTAAAAATGAAGGGGATAAAGATGCGAGAACTGAATATCTTATTGAAGCGAAAAGAATGGGTATTAGCGTTAAACTACCTCACATTAATGATTCGGATATTGATTTTAAAATTGAGGGTAAGGGTATTCGGTTCGGACTCACGGCAATCAAATTTATCTCTGATAAGATTGCAGAACGATATATACAGGCACGACCTTTTAACTCTTATGCAGAACTTGAAGCGTTCACATTTACTAAGGGAAATGGTGTAAACAGTAGAGCACTACAGGCACTAAGGGCTATTGGCGCAGCAACATTTCCAGATAATCCTAGAAATGATCAAGAGATTAAAGAAAATTTGTATGAATACCTAAACCTTCCAGAGTTCAATATCACAATTCCTTCTCACTATTATGCCTTTATTCAAGACATTATAGATTTTGAAGAAAAGGGTTCATACATTTTTATGGGTATGGTAAAATCTATTAAAAGGGGAACAGGATGGTCACGAGTTGAAATTTTGGATAAGACTGGGTCTGTCGGTATATTTGATGATGAAAATACGACTATTGAGACTGGTCGTTCTTACTTGGTTCTTTGTAATGACAACAGGATTGTTTCTTTCATTCCTTCTGAGGAAATAAAAGAATCATCTCATGCTCTTGTTAAGTTTTTAGGATATAAGCAGTTGCCATTTAAAGATGAGGAAATGTTTGTTGTCTCATTTAAACCTAGAATTACAAAGGCTGGAAAGAAGATGGCATCTCTTACGTTGGCAGACACCAAGAGAGATCTTCATTCTGTTACAGTATTTCCAACATCATTTGCAAAAGCATATATGCATATTGAAGAAGGAAAGTATTATAAATTTGATTTTGGAAAAACAAAAGACGGAACCGTAACATTGGAGGATGTACATGTCAGTTAGTATAGAGGAAGCATTAGCACAGTTAGACCCTAAATTAAGAAAAAGATTAGGTAGTGGGGTAGGTGTCAACTATGAATATCAGCCAACACCAAGTTATGGTCTAAATAGAGCATTGGGTGGTGGTTTGCCTTACGGTAGACAGGTTCTTATCTGGGGATCAAAGTCATCTGCAAAGTCCTCTATGTGCCTTCAAATGATTGCTTTAGCACAGGCAGAGGGTAAGTTGTGTGCATGGATCGATTCTGAAATGTCTTATTCAGAAGACTGGGCTCGTAAAATGGGGGTAGATCCAGAGAAACTAATCTACTCACAGGCTAGAACTATTAGTGATATGGTCGATGTTGGCGTGGCACTTATGAATGCTGGTGTTGATTTAATTGTGGTAGACTCTATTACATCAATGCTTCCTGCAATTTATTTTGAAAAGGACACTGATGAAATGAAGGCTTTGGAAAACACAAAGCAGATTGGAGCAGAGTCTCGTGACTTTAGTAACGCATGGAAAATGCTTAACTATGCAAACAATAAAGTTAAGCCAACTTTGCTTGTTCTTATTTCTCAGTCTCGTAACAATATCAATGCTATGTATACT